CTGATAGATATGATTTTACAAAGTCGCCCATATCTCTAAAATTAGATAAAGACTTTTCTCCTCTGTATTCATCAGGAATTAAATCCTGAAAGTTATTTTCTGTTGTTTGCTCTCCAGATAATACTGAAGTTTGCGATTGATCCGTTGTAGTATCAACTATCGGATCAGATTGAGCTGGTTGCTCAGTTGTCTGATTGTCCATTAAGTTACTCCTTATGAGGTTTAATCATCGCTTTTATAAAAATCAAAGTTGCTCTTTGACCTTCAAGAAAAGCAGTTTCGTGACTGTTATCTTTTGAAAACGTAGTCGCAAACTCATGACATCTTATTTCGAGGTCATTCAAAACTCTTTGTCCTTGATCGGTGTTAAAAGTAATTTTGTAATCTTCTTTTAACTCTAATAATTTTTTATTCTGTTGGTCCATTTAGAACTTCTTTAGCTAACGGTGCAGCATTCTTAGCCATCTCACTTTCAGCCATTTGCTGTTGCATTTGCATTTGTTGTTGTTGTGCTTGTTGTCGTTCCATTCTAATTCCTTGAACTTCCTTATCACTTTTAATCATTCTTGCTGGTAAGCCTAAAGTTTTAACTAATTGTTTAACTAATCCGTTTTCATCTAAGTAATCTTGAACTGGAGCCATTTGAGATATAGATCCAAATATTTCTAAACCTCTCATAATATTTTGTAGCTCTTGACCTTTTTGAGCTAGAGCCATTGGAGATACATATTCAATATCAATCTCTTGATTAGCAAGAATAGCTGGTGCTTCGACAAACATTCTATTTCTAAGCATTATAGAAAATACTCTATTGATCATTGGTTCAAGTAATTCACTTTGTATTCTACCCATTACAGGACCAAGTATTCTCATCTTCTCTTCGTTTCTTTGTAAAACTTCTGTTGCTGTCATTGTTCTATTTTGTTGAACTTGCAACTGATCAACATGAAACATTTTAGCAATAGCTTCTCTTCTTGCATTCTCTGCATTTAAAGTAAGCGTAGTGTTTTGACCAATATTTAAAGGCTCAATTCTATCTCTTGATCCAGATCTATAATAATTCAAACTTCCAGGTGTCATTCTAACTGGAGCTAACATGCTGTCATCTGGTACTAATAAAGGTGGATCGATTTGTTTTGCTGCAGCTTTTAATCCATGCTCTACCATCTTGTTTAAAACTTTAACATCAGGTAACGCATTCATCGCTGGAGATCTTCCGTAAATTTCTGTAGATGATTTTAAGTATCTACTTACTACATAAGGATTTTCATTAAATCCGCCTACTGAAATTATATGATCTGTTCCATGCTCAAAGTAAATACTTTGAAACTTCATATTCTTTTTATCTTGTTTAGATCCATCGTAAGTAAATCTAGGTCTTACAATATGACAGATCTCAACATCTTCGTATGGATGAGTTTTGTGAGTAGTATTTATTTCTTTAGATAATTTTTCAGGACCAAACTTTTGCATTGCTTGATCTGCGGTAAGTTTAAATTTTCTATAAACATTATCAATTAAACCTTTTTTATTTTCTTCAATATAAATTTCTTTTATGTGTCTAGCTGAAAACCGTATGATGTCCTCTTCATCTTCCTCAACCATCAAGCAAGAAGTTCCAAATGCAATTAGATCATGATAATTTTCAAAGATCTCTTGTTGAAAGTTAGATCTTGCAAAACCCAAGTACATTTTATCAATACTATCTTCTAACCATTCTCTAGCTTCATCATTCTCATTTAATACTGCTTCCTTAAATCTTAAAGAAAACCATCTATTCGCTGATGATGTCAGCATTCCATGCAATGATGCTGCTAATAATTCTAAAGAATGAATTGCTGTTGCATCAAATATTTTTGTAGATCTTTTATCTCCTCTAGTTCTCTCTTTAGTAATCTCAGCTTTTCTAGGTAGCATAAGATCTGCCACTTCTTGCCAATGGCTTTCCCAAGTAGATCTCTTCTCTTTTAATCTAGATAGATTGTTCTTTAGCTCTGCAGCTAGTTTTCTTAGCTCTTGAGATTGCATTATCTTCTTTTTCTTTTCTTAGCTGTCTTAGCTGCTCTTTTAAATTGTTTAGCAGTTGGAGCGCCTTTAGATCCTGGCTTTCTCATTTTCTCTTTACTACCAGCTTTGATACGCTTACGCTTTTTATGGATATTTCTATACAAACTCATTTAGCCTCCTAATAAAGTTTTTTTGCTTAATGTTGGGTAACCAGAAACTCCTGTAACCGAAGTTAATACAGTTGGTCTCCGACCTTTTTTCTTATTCTTTAAAATAATTTCATCTGCTGTTTGCTCTTCGGCAACTGGTGCTTTAGCTGTTAATTTAGATTTAACATCAGTATTACTCATTTGAGATTTTACTTTTGGTTGCTCAACAGATTTTGCTTTTGGTGTAGTCGATGGTTTAGGATTACTACCAGCATTTTCTCCTTCTCCTCCAAAATTATAACCACCTGGATTTTTTCTATCTACATCTTCTCTGCCTGTTTCTCGGTTAAATCTATTTTTATTTCCTGGATTTCCTCCATTTCCACTTGGTCCGCCCATATTACTTGCCTCCTAATAAATTCTTTTTCTTAATTAGCTCATCATCATTTAATCCAGATGCACTTGTAAGAATTGTAGATCTTCGACCTTTTCTTTTATTTGCTAATTTTAATTCTTCAGCTTCTCTTGCTGTATCAACTTTTTTTGGAGCTGGTTTTGGTTTTGGTTTAGCAACTGGTTTTGGTTTAGCAACTTGTTTAGGAGGCTCTACTTTCCTCACAATACCTTTGCTAATTGCTTTCTTAATAATTTTTGCTGGTCCGCCCATATTACTTACCTCCTAATAAAGTTTTATTAGAAATATTATCTTCATCGATATTAGTTAATCCTCTAGGTCCAGTTAAGATTGTTGATCTTCTACCTTTTCTTTTTTTTTCTAAATCTTCTAATTTATCTTCTTGATCATCTTTTAATTCTTCTTCATCAACTTCAGGTACATCTTCCACTTTAGGCATTTGTATTGGAGCTGGTGCTGGCATTTTTGGCGCTCTTAGAAATCCCATAATTATCTCTTCTTCTTTTTATTTTTTTTCTTTTTAGCTTTCATAGCTGCTGCTTTTCCTTTTTTTGTGTAAGGATATTTTTTTCCGTTTACCATTGGCATAATTATATTACCTCGTAATTACTTTCAGCTTTCTGCTGTAAGTGTTTATTATTGATTATTTTTGTTTCTTCTAATCCAGTTGCTAAACATCTAAGCGCATCGCAAGGATGGCTTGAAAAATCATGAACTGGTTTTGATTTAAAAGTTCTATCTTTGTCACTATATTTTCTATGATAGTGTCTAAGAGCTATAAGTAATTGTTTACACTTATCGCTATCGATCCTACATCTAGGTAAAATCATTTTTACTGCATGTATGCCATCTTCTAATAATAGTCGAGGCGCAGTCCTAAATTTTATTCCAAGCTGATAAAAAACTTCTCTTCTAGTTTTACCAGTAGAGAACTCGACCTGGTCCAAGTCATGTGGTGCATAGTGTGTTTCGTATATGTAATCTTTTTCTTTTAAGACCTGGACATAATGCGGTAACGCTTGGTTATTGTTCTCGTAATAGTCTATCAAATGGATTGAATGATTAACCTTTTGAAAGAATATTATTGATGTACTATCGTTAAAACCGAGATCTATTGCAGTGGATACTGGATAAGCTGGATCATAAGGAATAGATCCTATTTGACCATTATCGTCTAGCTCCTGAATAATATCACCATAAATTGAACCACTAATATTACCAATAAAAGAACACTCAAACTCCTGGTCGTATTTAGCTTTACCCATAACGGAGAGAGCTGCATCCAATTCTTCTTGATCAACAATGTTTGTTTGAGAAGCTTTAGCTTTATATAAAAACCATTGATCATCCGTTTGAGCTTTATTGTAGTAGTCATAAAATATATTGTTTAATCCTTTTGGCGTTCCAATTAAAAACATTTTTCCTTTTCTGTCACTTAAAGCTGGAGTTATTACTTCATCTATTAAACCTTGAGAGATCTGCGCAGTTTCATCGATTGCAACCATGTCCATATATACGCCACGAATACTGTCAAAATTCTCACTAGAGAGTAAAGTAATTCTTGAACCATTAATCAAATCGCAACGCAATTCACTTTCATTCCATTTAGTACCAGGAATATTTTTTGTATAATATTTTAGGTAATCCCAAGCGATACTCTTTGCCTGTTTATAAGTTGGTGCAATATAAGCTAATCTTGGATTATGGTTTTTATTTTGTAGTGCGCTGCGAATTAAATGGTTAAGGACCATGACGGTCTTACCAAATCTTCTATGACAGCAAAGTACAGCATATCTATACTTGTCTAATTCTTTATGTATAAACGCCTGATGCTTTCTTGGCGCATATGGAATTTCTATTTTCATTAATGGACCGTAGGCGGTTTTTCATTAAAGTTAGATCTCATGTGTATTCTGTTAAAAACAAATTCGCAGAAGTCATAA